CCAAGCAAAGGTCACTTTAGAGTCACAAGGTGAAGGAGAAAACAAGTCTCTTTATCTAAAGGGCATTTGTATTCAGGGTGGTGTCAAAAACGCTAACCAGCGTGTTTACCCTGTCTCTGAGATAGGCAACGCTGTAAAGACCCTAAAGGATCAAATTGACGGAGGGTACTCAGTTCTTGGTGAAGTAGATCACCCGGATGATTTAAAAGTAAATTTGGACAGAGTTAGCCACATGATAACAGATATGTGGATGGACGGTCCTAACGGATTTGGTAAGATGAAAATTTTGCCAACTCCAATGGGAAACCTAGTGAAGACGATGCTGGAAAGCGGAGTCAAACTAGGTGTCTCATCTAGAGGAAGCGGAAATGTTAACGAGTCCAATGGTGAAGTTTCGGAGTTTGAAATTATTACCGTTGACGTGGTAGCACAACCAAGTGCTCCGGGAGCATATCCTACACCAATCTATGAACACTTAATGAACACCAGAGGTGGATTACGTGCAATTAGATCAGCAGGTGAGGTAGGAAATGATCCTAAAGCACAAAAGTATCTACAAGAACAGATACTACGAGTCATAAAAGGCTTGCAGTAACAAAAAGGAGAAACACGATGAGTGACGTTTTTAATAAACTTTTTGAAACTGGGATTATTAGTGAAGAGGTCAGAGACCAAATTACTGGTGCCTGGGAATCAAAAGTCAAAGAAAACCGTGATAGTGTTACTGCTGAACTACGTGAAGAATTTGCTAACCGCTACGAACATGATAAAACTAACATGATTGAAGCGATTGATGCAATGGTCTCCGAGCGTTTGGAATCAGAAATTAAAGAACTTTCTGAAGATAAAAAAGCACTTGCTGAAGCAAGAGTTGAATATAAGAAGAAAGTTGCTGAACATTCTGAGAAACTGCAAGAGTTTGTACTCGGTCAGTTATCCAAAGAAATTGCAGAGTTAAATGAAGACCGTAAAAAAGTTTCAGAAAACTTTGCAAAACTCGAAGACTTTGTTGTTAAGCAATTAGCAAATGAAATCGCAGAGTTTGCAGAAGATAAAAAGGATCTAGCAGAAACTAAGGTAAAACTTGTAAGAGAAGCAAAATCCAAACTTGATGAAGTGAAACAACGCTTTATTGAGAAATCTGCAAAAGTGGTTGAGTCCGCTGTTAACGCGAAATTAACAGACGAAATCAAACAACTCAAAGAAGACATTAGTGCTTCTAGAGAAAACCACTTTGGTAGAAAAATATTCGAAGCATTCGCTAATGAATACACGGGTTCTTTCTTAAACGAAAAATCAGAAACTGCGAAGTTAATGAAGATCGTTGCTGAGAAAGAAGAAGCATTAGCAGAGGCTAAGAAAATAATCACAGAGAAAGACACTATTGTAGAGTCTAAGGAAGCAGAAATTGCTAAAGCCAAAGACGAAGCAGAGCGTACAAAAGTGATGAATGAGTTGTTAAACCCATTAGGTAAAGACAAAAGAGGAATCATGTCTGAACTATTGGAAAGTGTGCAAACGGAAAAATTGCATACTGCGTTTGAAAAGTATCTACCTGCGGTGATGGAAGATAAAAGACCATCGACTGCAACTAAAAAGGCAATCATGGAAGGCACTGAAGTCACAGGCAATAAAGAAGTAAAGGTAGAAGAAAATTCAAACCTAATTGAACTCCGCAGATTAGCGGGATTAAACTAAAAGGAGAGACAGAAAATGTCAGACATACTAAAAGAAAATTGGTCCGAAACTAAGACCGCTCTCTTAGAGGGTCTACAAGGCCATAAGAAAAGCGTCATGGATGTCACTCTCGAGAACACTCGCAAGTATCTCGCTGAGGCGGCTTCAAGTGGTGCAACATCTGCAGGTAATGTAGCAACTCTAAACAGAGTTATTTTACCAGTAATTAGACGTGTTATGCCAACTACGATTGCAAATGAAATCGTTGGTGTACAACCAATGACTGGTCCAGTGGCTCAAATCCACACACTAAGAGTACGTTATGCTGAAACATTTGACGATGTTACTGCTGGCGACGAAGCGTTATCACCATTCAAGATTGGCTTAGGCTATTCAGGTGGTGGATCTTCAGACAAAGCAGATGCGACTGCTACGTTAGAAGGTAACGCAGGTAAAAAGTTAAGCATTCAAATCTTAAAACAAGCAGTAGAAGCGAAAACTCGTAAACTATCTGCTCGTTGGACATTTGA